CCAAGAAGCGACCGGGTGCGGCTCAGTCGAAAAAACGTTCGGGCTGTGTTTTGGCTTCGCGCGGTGAGTCAATAGTCACGCCGTATTTTTCTGTAAAGTAGTCGGCGGGGATGTTGTAATACTCCAGCAAAAGGCGTTCAATTTCGCGCTGTTCGGCAGGGGTGTAAGAGGTCGCGTTGTTCCATTGAAAGCGCAGCCCCTTGACTGGGAAGCCGTGCAGAACCATAAGCGGGAGAAGTCGACCGTTGATTATGTGGGCGCACATAATGGCGTCGCTTTCGGTGGTACGCTCAAAAATTTCGAGGTGTACTTCAGACTGAGAGAGCGAGGACCCGGAATCAATGGTCATAGTCTGGTTTAACACGACCTTAGACAGTTCAGAGTTGCAGCGGTCCACGCGCTTGTCATAGACATTGTAAGCGTCGCCGCGGCTGCTTTCCTTGATCTCTATCTCCGTGCCGTCGCTTGTCACGATGTACTGGGCCGCGCCCATGTCGCGGAGAGCAGCCTCAACCTTTGCGCGTTCAGTGTCGTCGAGAGAATTAACGCGGGCTATGCGCATAGGCATACCGAAGATCTCGCCGAACACGTCCCAGTAGGCAAGCATATTCTTTTTGCTGATACAAGAGGGGGCACACTTCAAAAGCAGGCCGAGGTCTCGGGGCTTGCCAACTTCCACACACCAGTTGGCAAAGTCGCCTTCCCGATATGATATACCCCCGTGCCAGTCGTCACCGGGCGAACGCACGATGACCCCATATTCAGGGATAACATGCTTACGTGGCACAAGCTCCACCCCGTCAAAACGGAGAGGGCCGTTGTTGCGTATGATGTCGCCCAACTGTATGAGGGTTGGCCCCCAATAAATGGAGTCTAGACATAGGGATAGAAAGTCGGCGAACCACTCACTTTGCAGCAGTTCGGTGGCGGCGGTGTTTTCCTTGCCGTTGGAATCCACGAGGCGGAAATCTTTCTGCAATACCTTACCCTTGCGCTGGGCGATACAGCCGGAGAGGTGGGCGTCGAGGACGCAATCGGCGTAAATATCATAAAGCCGGCAGCGGTTGGGGTTTTCGTAGTCGATAGCCATTTGGTTAGCGGCTCGCCAGTCGGCAATGTCCTTTTTTGTCAGGGAATCGGACTGCTGCTGGAGCATAGCCGAAATCTGCACCCCCTTTTTGGAGGCTACGGCGCGCGCCAGCGTCTGGAGCTGGGTTTGTGTGGGGCGGCGGAGATAGTTGCGGATATTGTCTAAAATATTAGCCATTGCGGTGAAACATTATTGTTTTATTTTATCGTTTTCGTAATCACTGCGGACTGTTTCGGTAAGGGTCGCACCGGCCCAAGAGGAACAGGAACTAATAAAAGCCTTGCCACCGTCCTGAGGTGCGCAAACACCGGCAGAGAAAAGGGCTTTAAGTTGGTTAATGTCCTTTTCGATTATGTTAAGCCGCTTTGTTAGGTCGTCGATTTTAACAAGGCCGTTGAGCTTGCCGCCGTTGAAAATTATATCGTCGGGGTTGATGTCGGCGGACATATTGGCTGTTTTAATACGGCAGCCGTCGGCGTCCATGACGGCGGAGTTGTCACCGATGACGACTTCGGCCTGTTTGATTTTCTCAGTGCTCAGAACCACCCCGGCGGCACCGTCTGCCACGAAGCCGACAATAACAAAACTGCCAACTTCCGGATAAAGCCAAAAGCCGTAATCCGCGCCCTGATTTGCTTGGAGATTGACACCGAGCAAGGGGGCGCCCTCATTAAGCGGGGTGCAGTCGATAGTGCGGGCTTTTTCGTCCACCGCGTCCACGGTGCAGACCAGCGCGACAGTCTCGCCGTCGGGCTTTGCCAGTTCTCTGATGATATTTCGTAAATCTGCCATAACTGTTTATTTAGTCGCCGACACGCAGCCCGAGCGTTATTTCCTGACGGTAGCCGGACGTGCCGTATTTAATTACATTCTTTTTGACCTGATAGACTCCGGCTTTTTTGCCGTCGATAATTAGCCCGATAGCGTCGAGGCAGTCAACAAGCGAAGCCCCGAAAGTCGTAAAAGAGCCGGTGAGGCCGTCGCGTTTAAGGCGTTTAATTTCCTGTTCGGCCCACGCCTTTAACTCGCTTTCGGTTTTGTTGTAGGTGTGGAGCGTGCGGTGTTCGCCGTCGGCGTCGCCGACCTCAACCTTGATTTTTTTATTATCCGGCATAAGGCTGACCGCCTTAACGCGCAGGCGCATATTTTCAGCCTTTTGCTGCTGGAGGCTTTGGTCTGAAATGATGTTAAGCCCGGTTTTGAACACTTGCGAGGGGGTGGAGTCGCGTTCAAAGAGCACACCGCAGTAAAGCACCGGCTCGCCGTTTTCATAGCGGAAAAATGAGCGCACGCCCTGTTCTGACAGTTTGCCGAGCAGAGAGGCCACGGTGTCGGCAGTGACGCGATAGGCACCGAGCGACTGCTCCCCCATGATGTTGAGCCGGTAAGTAATGCCCTGATCCTTGAGCAATGTTTCAAGAGTTACGGAGCGGTAAGCCTTTTTAGCAGCCGGCATTTGTTTGAGTTTGAACATATCGTCCTCGCACGTTATGACAATGGGCGTTTTGAAGCCCACGTCACGGACATAGCCGACAAATGCAAGCTGTAAATTATCGTCGTAGCCCAGAGATATGCGCACGGAGTCGCCACGGCGCACAGGAATGTCAGCCGAGCCGTCCCACTTCATTTTTTTAGGCAGTGTTATTTTGGCTTCGGTTGTCAGTTTTTCGGTGTCGCGTGTAATTTCAACGGCGGTCACGAAATCAAGCGACCACGAGCGGTCGCCGGAAATCTCAACTTTTGCGCATAGCTTAAACATGGGTTAAACGGTGTTAAATGGGTGTTAAATGGTTTTACCAGTCGTAACGGCTGGGCTTCATGGAGCCGCAGCGCACAGGGTTGCGGAGGTCGTCGCCGGAGCCGTCGGGGGATTGATAGACCGGGAGATCCGGGGAGGCTTTGCCGGCCTGAATATCGCGCAGCCACTTTATAGCGTCGTTATAGAGGCACTCGCGGCGCTCATGGCCCATATTCTGCGGCAGGCGGTGAACCATGAGCCACAGGGAGATATTAACGGCGCACTGCACAAGCATAGCGTTACGGCAGCTGCCGGAGGCCGAGAGGGCGCGGTCGATGTCGTAACGGTGCCGGAGATAAGAGCCGATTTGCTCTAATGCGGCGGCTTCGGCTCCGGCGCGCACCTCACCATTTTGGGAAATGACGCGGAACTCGTAGTCGTCGCACACGGCGCGGTAGTCGTCTATTGTCAGGAACATGGGCGGGAGTTTTTGGAGGGAGGAAACGCCACAAAAATAGCCTGCTGCTGTATTTTTTCGGGAGTGACCCCGACGAGGCGGCGCTGACGGATCAAAGTTTTCACGGCCTGCATGGAGACACAGACCGGGCGTTTGTCCCAGACGACAACAATAAATTTTTTGCCATAGGTGGCGGCGTCGCGTCGCGCCTGTTTAATTGCGCGATTTTTGCGCAGGTCAAAGAGGCGTGCGCGGAGATAGTCGAAAATTACCATGATACATTTTTAGCGTTTGGCCTCATACCAATGGAGACCGAATTAACAATATTTCGTTGGCGCGTGTCGCGCTGTAAAATCCATATAGCACCCTCGTCAGCGTCGGGGCCGTCGTCGTGGCCGCGCATACCCTTTTCAAAGGCAAGGGTCTGATCTATGCCGGCGAGCATGTCGGGGTCGTCGCGCTGCGTCTCGTCGTAAGTGACGAAGCCGCGCTCCCACAGGGGGCTGACCGCTTCCACGCGCTGGAACTTGTCGGGCTTTCTGCGCTTGTCGCCGGTAATGGGTAGCTGATAGCCGCGCAGTTCGCCCTCACGTCGGAACTCGTCGAGGATAGTGTCCTGCATGAAATTGGCTTCCATATACCAGCGCACGGCAATATTTTGCGAGCGCGCCCAGTCGTGGAGGTCGTAACACCAGCGGACCATTTCAGCCACGGAGCACTGACGGACAAAAGCGCGGAGACACCAGAGGGAGGTCCCGGCTTTGCCCCAGAGCTTTGCCGCCTTAAAGTCGTTTTTAGTGGAGCCCTTGAAGCTGGGGTCGATGTATAACACCAGTTCTGAGAACTTGGACCAAGCCGGACGCTTGCCCCAGCGGATCCAGTCGTTGCGGAACACGGCACCTTCAATAATGGGGTTATTCATGTATTCTTTTTGAAAATCCCTGTAACCGCTCACAGCCTCAATGTCGCGGACTTCCTGAGGTGTCCACTTCGTGCCCCATGAGATATTGCCGTCGCGGTCGTAGATATTGACGCGAGTAACCTGCACAGCCTTGATGTCGCACCACTTGGCGAGCACCGAATTTTTGGCAATTAGGTTGCCAACCATGATGAAGCGGCCGCGTCCACCGTCAAGAGTGCCGAACAGAGCCGAGCGCACCCAGCTAAATAGTTTGGAAACACGGGCGGGACTTTCCACCAGCTCGTCGTCGTCGAGGTCGTCGATCACGATGTAGTCTGGACGGTGTGAGCGGTAGCGGAGACCACGCGGCGACTGACCGCGGCCACGGGCAAAAAAAGCCACTTCCGAGGCTGTGACAAACTCGCCGTCCTGCCAGTTGCCGGCGTTGTATTGTTCGCCAAAGTCGGCAATGTAACGCTGGTTATATTGTAATTCTGCCTGAATATCACCCAGCAGAGTTTTAGCGTTGTCCTCAGATTTGCCAACGATAACCATAACGTTAATTTCGCGGCGTTCCTGACACATTAGCCACATGGTGACAAA